ATTTGCTATTTTAGTATAATTAGTATATAATTACTCAATTAAACTCAAGGAATTAAAATGTCAGAATTAGAAAGTAAAGATAGAGAGATGTTAGATAAAGCTAAAGAAATAGTTGATAGACGCCTAGCGAATTATAAAAAAAGAGTGAATACTAATAGAAATTTAACTAGATTATTTAAAAATAGTATTTCTAAAGAAATAGTTGGTGAAGATTATAGTATATTAGTTGATGCAGGAGATGGTACTACAGCAATAATTGTAATATCTAAGGAAGTATATGATAGGTTATATGCATAATGGATTTATTAACTAAAGAAAAATTAGAGGCAATGCTACCTAAAGGTACTAATCATAAAGTTACTGATGAGGTAATGCATTTAATTAGCAACATAGAAGAAGATACAGGATTATTACAAGATTATATAGAAGATAGTATTTTATGTTATTTACCTGTATTAAGAGAAGTAAAAGTTAGTTTAAAAGATTATATTAATGCTGTTAAATTTGTTACATTAAAAACTAATATGGATAACAATAAAGCTTGGGCAATAACTTTTCCTGATAGGTATGATAGATTAATAAAAGCTGGTAAATTTAATACTTCTCATGTAAGTATGTATAATAGTAATCCATTAGTTACAAAAATAGAAGCTCAAAGGTTGTTAAGTTATAAAGCTCAATATGCCCCAGTATTTTACCAACAAATAGGTGTACAAGCTAGACTTGCTAGTGGGGAAGACGCAAATGGTAAACCTACTAGTGGTACTGTGCAACAATTAGCTTCTAAAACTTTACTAGAATTACTTAAACCTGAAGAAACTAATAAAATAGATCTAACTATAGGTCAATCAGAAGAAGCTAGAAGTAGTATGGATAAAATTCACGATACTCTTACTCAAATAGCTATAGGTCAACAAAAAGCTCTACAAGCTGGTATGAAAATTGAGGATATACAAAAATTAAAATTAACAACTACAGAAGAAGTTATTGATGTCTAATTTATCAACTTATAATTTTCCTACTACATATAACGGTGTTATTGAAATTTTTGCTGATAATATTCTTACAGTTGATAAAATGCTCGACTATCCAGATGTATCATTAGATTGGTACATTCCTAGTTTAGATGCTTTTGATTTTATAAATTTTATTAGATTAGTATTAGGAGAGGAACCAGAAAATACTTCACCAAAAGCGCATTATTTTTTAATAGATTGTATATTCCAAAACGATAATGTACGCCCTTATTTTGAAGCTAGGTCTATAGACTTTGATGAACTCAAAGGTAGAACTATTATTCTATGTACTAGGGAATTTGGTAAATCTGTACTTATTATATATTTATTACTATATATGGCTGTAAAAGGTAAAATACCAAATTTTGGTAAAGTTAATTATGGGTTATATGTTTCAGATTCTATGCGAAATGGTGTTAAAACTACTATGGAGACGATAGGTAAAGTGTATCAAGAAAGTATTTATTTACAATCTCAATTTGAAGAGGTTAGGTTAGTACAAGATGAAGTGAATTTTGTAAGAAAACCAACAACTAAAAAAGAAAAAGATTTATATGAAGAATATGTTAATGTTATGGGTAAATCTCCTAAAAATGTACCAGGTAGGATGAAGAGAACATTTAGTGTTTCAGGACTTGGTGCTGCTACAGGTGGTAGGGGTTCAAGAGATGGTTTAGCTAGACCGCAATTTGCAATATTCGATGATATGGTTCCCTCTGAATCTGATGCTAGTTCAGATATTGTTTTAAATAATATTGAGTCTACTATTGAAGCTGATGTATTAAAAGCATTAAGTGGCAATGGTAACTTTGCTATAGCTATTGGTACTCCTTATAATAAAAAAGATCCTATTTATAGAAGAATTGAGCAAAAATCTTGGTTACCTGTTGTTTTTCCTAGAGCAGCTAAAGTTCCTATAGATGGTATGAAAGAGTCTGAGTTTCAATCAGTATGGTCTGACAGGCATACATTTAAACAATGTAGGCTTGATTATGTTAGAGCTAAAAAATCTAGTGATAGTGGCGATCCTGCACCTATGAGGCGTTTATTACAAGAAAACTATTTAAGAATTGCTAATGAAGAAGATAGATTAATACCTGATAGCTTAATACAATTTACTAATACTAATAATATAATAGAAAATGCTGAGTTATATAATTGGTACTTGACTACAGATTATACTAGTACTGGTAGTAAAGGTAGTGACTTTAGTGGGGCTGCATTATGGGCTGTAGCTAGTAGTGGAGATGTATTTCTAGTAGATTTAGTACTACAAAAATTAGAATTAGAAGAGCAGTATCGTAAAACTTTTGATATGGTTGAAATGGTAAGTGGTAGTGTTAGATGGGTAGATGTTGGTGTAGAGATAGATGGTCAACAAAATATACATATATATTCATTAAAGAAAATGATGAGTGAACGAAACACTTATTTTAGTTTTGCTAGACAAAAAGGTGCTAAACTAGGAAGTGAAGGTATTAGAAGTAGGTTACAAGGTGGTAATAAACATTGGAGATTTAGAGAAATGTTACCAATGTTCCAAAATAGAAAAATATGGTTCAGTAATCAAATTAAAGATACAGCTGATATGAGAGAATTAATGGAAGAAATTAAGTATACTTCTTATGCAAGTATTGGTAGTAAGCACGATGATGGTATTGACCTTATATCTCAATTAAATATGATAGATATTACATACCCTTCTAAAGAATTTAGACCAAAAAGTGTGGAAACTAAAAAGAAAAATACAGCTTTAAATAATTTTATTTGGGGTAATTCAGCTGAAATTAATAAAAGTACAATATATGATAGCTATAATTAAAAAATTATGGTATACTATCTTTAAATAAATAAAGGTAAATTCTTATGAGATATAAGACATTCAAAACATTAGCTAATGCTTTACTAATTCACGATATAACTTTAACTACAGATGAAGATGAATTATTAGCATTATTAGAATATGCTCTATATAAAGTAGCTATGGGTGCTGATTCACAACATTTATTAGTTGAAGATTTAGAACATTATACTATTTTAAGAGAAATTAATGAATTTGAGTATATTAGAAAACCTGAATTACCTAAAGATGAAGATGAGGAACTAGATATTGATGACACTCTAGCGTATGCTGTAGTTAGATATGTATGTAGTTTTGTTACTACAGCTAAAACTAGAGCTAGTTTAGGTCCATCTTATCATGAAAAAGCTGCTGAAGATATAATAAGAGACTATAATCAAGAATTATATGCATTTAAAGAGAAGCAAGAGCAATATGGTGAACTAGAAGAATTTGAGTCAGACGACCAATATAGTGGGAGATTAATATAATGGTACATACTGGTAGTGACTTTAAATTAATTGAAGGTAATAACAAAAAATTAAGAAGAATTAATAATTACTCTAAATATTTATATGGTAAACCTGCTCATAGAGCTTTAAAAAATTATGATGATAAATTAAATGAATACTTAACAGATCTTAGACTTACTGATTTAGAAGTAGTTTATGGAGATCCTTACCATAATGGTAGACCAAACACTTTCTTAAAAGAGAGAGATTTTAATGCTATGTACATTACAGACAAAAGTGTAGCAAAAAATAGTAGTTCCTTACAAGGAGCTACAATAGAAGATTCTCCTTATAGTGCTTATAATCCTATATTTAATATGAAAGATGAATTAGTAGAAGGTTTAGATTATAATGTATTACTTTATAACAATAGTGTAAATAATAACAATAAAAAATGGAAATACGGTTATGTTTATAATAAAGGTGCTGATGGTACTAGGTACAGAGTAGATACATATCCTCCAAATGATCATGGTGGTGATGGTGAATTATATGATGAAGAGGGGCATAAAATAAATCATCCTGAAGATGTTCTAGTTATTTTTGGTCCAACTTTATATGACGATTGTGGTAATATTATGTTTGAAACAAGTGGAGAACCTTATTTTGATGATAAATGGTATGGCAAACCTGGTGAAGATGTACCTTTATACTTAGAAGATGGTACTAAAGCTTTTTCAGTAAATAAAAATATAGGAAATACAGATAGAATTTATAAAGTACCTGTAGTAGGTACTACTAATGATAGATTTAGTGGACCTGTAGGTTCTGTATCTTTTGACCCTAGAAATAAAGATGTTATTATTTTTAATAATATTTCAGCACCTTTTGTAACAGTAATTTATATTACAGAATCCAGCAATGTTCTAGGATATGATCAATTTGATCTAAATGCTGTAGATACAGTAGATGATCCTTTAGATTATGTATATGAAAATTTTAATAATAATAATAATAACAAAGCTATAGTTAAACCAATAAGATCGTTAGGTGTACAAGCTATTGTATTATTTAATAATTATAAATTAACAGAAGATTTTCCTAAATACATCTTTGCTAAAATTATGTACCTTGATTTAAAAAATATGAATAAAGAGCAGTACCCTTTAGATTTACATACATTTTTACTTGGTGTATATACTTTGTCTTATGCTGGTAGTAAGGTTGTTACTAATGATACAAATGGAGATGATACAAATACAGAATTAGATTTCAATGTTAATTTTGGTAGACCAACTTCGTCAGGACAACCTTATGCTATAGACGTTTTAACACAACAGCAAAAAGATAGTTATATACTAGTAGGTAAATCTAAATTTACTTCAGGACAACATGATCCTAACAGTTTAATATTTAGTTATACTAATAAAATAAATATATAATTTATAATAAAAAAGGAATTAAATGGCAACAACAATATCAGAATTTCCAACTGTTCTAAAAAGAAGTGAACTAACAGCTTTTAATAGACCAGCTTATGTACAACAACTAGAAGATTTATATGAACATTTTCCTACTTTTGTAGAAGAAATAAATCCTTTTATAACATATATTGGTGATGATTTAAATAATTTTATAAAAAAAGATGAAGACGGAGAAATAGCTGGTACACTTAAAGTACATGAACCTGTAGATTTAAATGATTGTGCTACAATGGATTATGTTATGGGTGGTATAGATTATGCTATTGATTTTACAAGAGAAAAAATTGATGAAGTAAATGATACTATAGATACTAATCTAGTTACTTTTAATGATACTACTACAGATTTATCTAATAAAATAGATACTAATATTACTAATATTAACACTAATTCTAATGATATAGTAGATTTAGATACAAAAATTGATGATTTAGATACAAAATTAACAGATAATTATATTAGAAATGATGTAAATGGTAGTATTGATGGTACACTAAAAGTTAAAGACCCTGTAGATGATCAAGATTGTGTTACAAAAGTATATTTACATAGTGAAATTAGTAATGTTTATAATTATGTTGATAATGAAATAGATACTGTAAATAACAAAATTAATGACTCTATAGATATTGTACAAAATAGTATTAATAATATTGAAAAAACTATGTCTAGTGCAGCTGATTACTTTGATGACAATAAATTAGGATTTAGAAGTATTGAAAAATTTACTGGTGATGGGGCTACTACTGAATTTACTCTTACAAATAAATATGTAGAAGATTTAGAGTTTTATGTAGATGTTATAGTAGATAGAGCTATATATGATGATGATGATTACACTTTAAGTAATGAAGATACTATTACTTTTGATGTAGCACCTATGGATGGTGCTAAAATAGTAATAAAAATATTAAAGGCTTATTAATAATGATAATAGATAATGCAGTAAAAGGGTTGAATTTACACGAAGGTAGAGAGTATGAACTTACTCCAGATAAAGATGTATTAATTCAAAATGATAGTGGTAATAATTTAAAATATCAGTTTGAAACAAATGATAAAATAGGTTGGGCTACCCTAAGAGGGTATGAACACTTAGCTATACCTAAAGACAAAAAAGTTTACTTTTTAAGTCAGGCAGGTAAAGTACACTTTAGTAGGACTGATATAGTATGCGTGTAGGAAATCAAGTAATAATAGACCCTTTTTGTCTATTAAGTGGTAGTAGTAACCCTTCTAATAGTAATAAAGCTAATATTAGAGTAGATTATACAAGTACTGAAGATCAAAAAATATTTACTTTTGATGAGACAGATTATGATTTTTTAACAGTTTATTCAGGTAGTCTACTTGTAAGAGATACAGAGTACTCTGTTACAGAAAATAATGGTAAAACAGATGTAGAGTTTAATGAAGGCAGAGATTTAAATACTTGGGTATCTATTGAGTACATTATAGATGATTTACATTTAGGTTCTGTAGAATTTATTGCTACTGATGGGCAGGATACATTTGTAATACAAGATAAACATATTGATGAAATCAGAGCCTTTACTGAAGGTACATTAGTCAGGGAGGTAGAATATGATTTAAATATAGTTGGTGATGATACAGAAATTGTATTTAACGAAGGTCTTGATTTGAACACATGGTTGTTTGTAGAATTAATTAAATAAGGGAAAATAATGAAAAGAAAAGTAATATATCAATTTAAAGACACTACTGAAACAGGTATTGATGTAGTACCTAATAATGTAACAGTATTAATTAAAGATGTTAATGGTGAGCTATTAAATGTATTTAAAGTTGATAATACTGGAATGGATAGTAATAGTACTATAGCTGATTTTTTAGCTGATGGTACTTTATATAAAAAATATATAGATGAATCTATGTATAAAGCTGATGGCACTCTTACAGGAGATAGAGTAGTTGATGCAGCTAATCATCAATTAGAATTTAAAAATTTAGACATGTTTACTTTAGGTGGTACTTCTTTACAAGCGACCATGAGTGATGCTAAATTACACCTTTCAGGTGCTGAGGTTAAATTAGGAACTTTTGATCAACCTATTAATTTAGAGGTAGCTAGTGGGACAGAAAATATTACTTTTAAAACACCTAATGCTGACCAAGTTGTACTTACAGAGCAACCAACAGGTAATGTTGATTTAGCAATCTCTACTACAAAATATGTAGATGATAAAGTTCTTGATGGTGTTACAGCTAGTAATGGTGTGCATGAAAATGGTACAGATATTAGACTTGGTGGTGCTTTAATTGAAGATACTAAAGTTACATCAGATAGTGCTACATTTGATATTAAAACTACTAATGGTAATAGCGAAAAAAGTAGATTACAAGTATATACCCCTAATGCTAGTATTTTTATGGGTTCTATAGCTGATAATGGTGATGAGAATTATATAAAAACAGAAATAGATAAAGTTACTCTAAGTTCAGATGCTGGTGATGTAAAATTAGGAGCTTTAGAAGATAAAGTTATTTTGACAACTCAACCTACAGGAGCAGTTGAACTTGCTGTAGCAACTACTAAATATGTTGACGACTCTGTATCTAATAATATTACAGCTAGTAATGGTATTCATGAAGACGGTGATGATATTCGTTTAGGTGGTGCTCTTATAGAGGATACTGAAGTAGATGCTGCTGGATTTGACATGCATTTTAAATCAGATGACACTGGTGAATTTAGTATAGGTCATGGAGTAGGTACAGATTTTTATTCTATAGCTTTACACGCTAGTAATAATATTGATATAGGGTGTAGTGGGGATATTGTTATTGACTCTTCTGGAGATATTGCTATAGAACCTGAAGGAGATTTAACTTTAGGTTATTATGATTCTGAAGTAACTTTAAAATCTAATACAGAAGATAAAGTAGTATTAACAACACAACCTACTGGTACTGTAGATTTAGCTGTAGCTACAACTAAATATGTTAATGATACAGTTGGTACTATTCATAGAAATAAATATGTAATGGATGGTACTACAGATACTTTAACTTTAACTGAGACTTATACAGTTGGAGAAGAAGAAAAAGTAGATGTTTATGTAGGTGGTGTATTTTATGATGAATTTGATGATTATTCATTATCAGATGGAGATAAAATTAAATTTACAGATGAACCATCTGAAAATACTAAAGTCATAGTTAAAATAATCAAATAGGAGTTTGAATGAGAAAGCCGATCAATTATTTTGATGACGGTGACTCATTAGGGATCATAAGGGTCCCTGATGAGGCAAAAGTTGTTGTCAAAGATTACAATGGAGAAGTAGTAGAGGTCCTCAAAATAGATGATACAGGGCTTACAGATACAAGTACTATTTCAGATTTTTTAAGTGATGCTACACTTTATAAAAAATTAAGTGTTACAGCATCTAATGGTGTTACAATAACAGATAAAGATGTACAATTAGGTGGTGACTTAACTAAAGATACTACTATAGATTGTAAAGAAAAAATATTTAAAATAATAGATAAAGATGTTAATGATGATGGTTCAGATTTAGAACTTAAAACAGATAGTTATAAATTAAATCTTATTAAAGATAGTAAAAATGCTGGTATATTTGGTAATGATACCGAAGTACAAATTGCAGCTGGTGATGTTGATACTTATGCAGAAGTTAGAACTAATGTAAAAAATGGTGACCCTAAATCTCAATTAATGACTCTTACTAATAACGATGAGACAAAAATTGAAATTCTTGGTACAGAAATTACTATTAGCGGGGAAGATGCTAATTTTAAGGGTATAGAATATGCTTCTGACTATAGTACAGATTTTACTGACAACTCTCTAGTTAACAAAAAATATGTAGATGATAGTGCAGGTGTTTCCCAACTAGAAAAATTAGATGAAGGTAATGGTGATGGTTGGAGAATCTTAGGTAGAAATCCTGATAATTATGGAGATATAGGTGATAATGCTATAGATTTAAGTTATAGTGATAGTAATAGTACAGATAATGGAGCTACAGGTAAGTATGCCTTCACTGCAGGAAAAGGAACTATAGCTTCTGGTGATTACGGATCATTTGCTTTAGGTTTAGATACTACAGCTAGTGGTGGTTATGGTGCATTTACTTCTGGTAGAGGTACAGAAGCTGGAGGTGATTCTTCTTTTGCTACAGGTTATTATACAAAAACATCTAATCATTATGCAGCTGTATTTGGTAGATATAATTTTGGTTATCATAATTCTATTTTTGAAGTTGGTGATGGAACATCAGATTCAAATAGACTTAATGTATTTGAAATTAAAGACGGTGGTGATGTAAAAGCTCCAGAGAGTGTTGCTGAAACAAATTATACAGATTTAGCTAACGTACCTAAAAAATTAGTGACATCTGAATTAATTTTACCTAGAACTAAAACAGTTAATGGTGATGGAGATGTAGAATTTGATGGTTTTATTAATCATCAAACAGTATTATTAGATAATGATATACAATTTGATTCTTCTGTTAGTCTTATATCAGGTACAAGTGGTACTTTAACTATAGACCAACATACAGATCAAGCTTATGTTGTAACTAGTTCTACAGTATTAAATCTTATAGGTTTTGTTTGGTCTGATTTAGATACTTCAGAAAATACTAAATCTATACTAAGATGGTTTTGTGTAGAAGATGACATTGCTTATATAGAATTAATAGAGACTGGTGTATAATATGAAAAAAATATTATTACTAATATTATTTACTTTAGCTTTAAAAGCTGAGATATTTAATGAAAAAATAATACTTAATACATTAATATGTACATCTAGAAAAGATTATAATATTTCAATGTTAAGTAAAAATGGTTTAGAGTCCTACTCTATACCAAAATCAAAAGAAGCTTTGTTTCATTTAACAAAAATTGATGAAGGTAAACTATATTGTTTGTATGAAAAAAATAATAGAATAAAATATTCTAAAAGTGTAAAATTTAAATTTGAAAATTACAATAAAAATATTTATACAAAAACTTATTTAGAAAGATTAAGAGAAGGTTATTAATGAGTTTAAAAGATTTATATAATAAAGTAAAAAGTTTATGGGAAACTGTACCCGAAATAGTTACTAGTGGTTCTAATGCGAATGGTGATTGGACTAAATTTAGTGATGGTACTTTAATTTGTAGAGGTGCATTTGTAGCTACTAATATCTCTTGGACAGCAGTAGGTAGTATATACAGATCTAACCATCAAACAATTACTATACCTTTACAGTACGATGATACTGGGTATGCTATAAGTGGTATAGTAAGAGTAGATGATGATTTCTCTTTTAGTTTTGGTAATATAAGACAGCCTACAAAAACAGATTTTGAAGGTGTTATTGTAGGTGCTACAAACACTAGAACTGAAATGGAAATACGATGGACAGCAGTTGGGAGATGGAAATAATGAGATATTATGATAAAACAACACATACAGAAGTAAGTGAAGCTAGTGATACAACTATAAGTGATAGTGATGGTATTATAGATTGGTGGTTTCAACCAATTCCAAGTGGTACTAAAATATTATATCATACAGATGATCTACCTTATACATATACAGATACTTTTTTAAAACCTACTGTAGATGTAAATGGTGTAGTTATAGAAGGTGCTACTGAGCAAGAATTACAAGACCATCAAGATGCTATAGATGAAGCTTTAGAACAAGTTGAAGCTAATACTTACAGATATGATGGTATGGCTATTAAGATGTTTGTAGGTTTCACTATTAATGTAGGTAAGCAACAATTAACTAAAATTTATCCTGATTATGTAGCAGGAGAGTCTACTATTTATTTAAATGCTTCTCCTGAACTAGGTGATGAAGTACAAATTTATGATATATATAATTGTAAAATTAATATTAATATAGATGGTAATGGGAATAATATTTTAAAATTAGATGGGAGTTCAGGCACTTCTGTAAAACCTACCAATGCTAGACACATTACTTGTTTAATATTTAATGGCTCTAATTGGGTTATCACAGCTTTAAAAACATAAAGGTATAACTATGAATTTGAAAGATTTATATAAAAATGTTACTAATTTAGTTACGAGCATATTTGAAGATAGTGTGGACCCTACAGGATTTAATAGAGAAGATTTAACTTCTCTACCTGTTATGGAGTTATGTGAAGATTCTTCTAGTGAAAGTTATAGAAGAATTAATCAAGATGGTACTTATGAAGAAATAGACAGTACTACTACATTTGGTGATGGTATTACAGAATTAACAGATTATACTTTATGTGTCAGACCTTTAAATGAGTCATTTTATTTTTATTTTCAAGGTAAAAAACATATAATTACCTCTAGTTTAACATATCAATTAAATGATTCTATAGGTAGTCATTTAATAGCTTTTGACAAAACAAATACATTAGTAGAGGCAACTAGTACTAGAGATGCTATAGTAAATAAAGTTTTATGTACCGTACTTTACCAAGATTCTGATAGAAATTATTGGTTATTTGCTGATGAAAAACATGGTAAAGATAAAAATAGTTATGATCATTTACAGGAACATGAAACTATTGGATGTCAGTACCAAGAAGGTTTAGATATTCATGGTTTAGTAGTAGACACAAATTCTTATGATTTTACTAGTTCTGGTATAGCTAGAGACGAAGATATAGAGATGATTATACAAAATCAGTCTGTACACCCTTTTATATATCGTGATGATACAAATATTTGGAAGCAAACTAGTGCTTCAAATGTTCTTCAGTTTGATTACAATAGTGGTATTGCTTGGAATAATATAGATGATGATGGTAAATGGTTTTTAGAAGAAGTTCCTGAAAATTATTATACTACTACACATTTTTTACTTACTAATGATTCTAAATACCCTATAGTCAAAATAATTGGTCATGCAATTTATAGTTCTATAGAAGAGGCTAGAGGAGGAATAGTTGAAGAAGTTAAAAACTTAAAACTAGAAGGTCTACCTAGTCCAGAATTATTATTTATTTATTCTGTTATTATTGATTATGAAGGAAATCTTCAAATAGGTAATGATGGGTCATATAAATATGATTTTAGAGAAACTAGGTATGACTTTGTAGATAAGTCATTTAGTATACCTATTATAACTACAGGAGAGCTAGCTACTATACCTATAGAAGGTAATAAAATGTTTTATCACAAAGAGATGAAAAAATATATTGTTAGTGATCCTATTGAAGGTAAATTTAAATATTTAGCATTTGGTTCTAATTTTATGGCTCCTGGACCAGCAGGTACATTTACAGAAGACTGGTCAGATGACTATGATACTTTAGTAGAACGCTGGTCTAGTGATCAAATGTCTAGCTCTAAAAAAGTAGAAGCAGGTAAATGGTCGTTTGAAAAGGACGCTACAGCATCTAGTAATACAGGTCCATCAGCACCTCAAAGTGGCTCATATTATATATATACTGAAGGTTCTAGTGATGGATATAAAGAAGATTTTATACTTGAGACAGTGTACTTTGCAGATTTAACAGAGATTGATTTTTATTATCATGCTTATGGTTCTGAAGTAGGTCATGTATCTTTAGATTACAGAGTAGGAGATACGTGGACAGAGATTTGGAGTATTGATGGCGATCAAGGTGATAAATGGATTAATCAAGTCTGTGACTTTACTGATTTAGGTGTAGAAGCTATCAGATTTAGACAACATGATGCTACAGGCTATAAATGTGATGTAGCTTTTGATACAATTAAAATAACAAGTGTGTAACATGAATTATACTGATAAAGAGTTAGAACATAGACAGAGAGCTACTGAAGACATGTTGATTCGTATAGAATCTCATCAAGAAAATACAGCTAAAAATGTATGTAAATTAGCAGAGACTCTTGATACTATAGGAAAAGAACTACCTAGATTATCTATTATTGAAACTAGGTTGAATCATTTAGAAGAATTTAAAAATTCTCTAGTTAAAATACTTGTGGCTATAGCTTCTGCTGTAGTACTATATGGATTTACTATTACATTTAAGGTACATTAAAATATTATGTTGGACTTTATAACAAATTTTTATTTAAAAGGTTGGAGACATTTTTCTTCTTGGTTAATTATAAGTATACTTATACTTAATTATGTTATAATACCAATAATAATAATTCAAGGTAATCAAGTTAATTATAGATTAACTGATATAGAAGCAGAAATATTGTTAGTAGCTCTTGTCAGTTTATCTGTTATCAGACAATTTGATAAACATAAAGGTACTACAACAAATAATTTTAGATAAATAAAAGGATAAAAATGAATAATATTAAATTATTAAGTATATTAGCACTATTTAGTGCAATATTTACAGGATGTAACAATGATACAACTAATATAACTAAAGTAGAAGAACCTTCTACTACAGAGTCGAAAGAACTTGATTTTATGTTAGGTGCAGTAGATTGTAGTAAGTTAAATGATTATGGTGGTGTTATTACAATAAATTCTGCTATACCTAATAATGATAATATAACTACAAGTAGTTTTATTATTAAAGTTACTACAAGTAGCCAAGGATCTAAATTGTCTTATCCTTTAGTGGATATGTCTGGAGATGGTAAGACATTAAAAATTAGTGATGAAGTATACATTGATAAAAATGAAAATGATAGTGGTTGGGTAGTTGTAGATATGTATTATTTAAATAATGGTAGTGAAAGTTTGGTTAAAGGTGGTTGCTATCAAGATAAATTTGTAGATAGTTCTACTATTAAACAATCATGTCCTCTAAAAGATAAATAATGAGTATATTAAATACTAAAACAATTATTTTACTTGCTGTTATATTTATTATAGGTATTTTAAGTTTTTTTATATATAATGGTATAAGTAATAATAATAAAGAATTACATAAATTAAGACAACAAGCTGAAATTAATAAAGTAAGAGTAAATGATTCTAATGAATTAAATTCTTATAAAGTTAAAACAATAAAAGGTAAATTAGATGAAACTATTTATGATGTTAATTGTACTGTTAATGGTTGCTGGTTGTAGTTCTAAAGAAGCTACAATAACTTTTAATTGTAAAACTATTGAACCTTTACCAAAGATAGACAAAGTTAATATAAAATTAAATGAAGATGGGTCTTTAGGACCTATAAATACACAAAAGGTAATTCTTCTTAATAAAAAATTAAGAATTGTAGAAGATTACTATTTTGAAGAAACTAATAGGATTAAACAAAATTAATGTATATTTTAAGTGAGAGAAGTTTAAATAATTTAAAATATGTACGACCAGATATAGTAAAAGTTGTTAAAAAAGCTATTGAACTAACTAAAACAGATTTTATGGTTTTTGAAGGTCTACGTACAGAAGAAAGACAAAAACAACTAGTATCTGACGGTATGAGTAAGACTTTTGATAGTTATCATTTATATGGGTTAGCTGTTGATTTAATTCCTTATGTAGATGGTAAGCTTACTTGGAGTACAGATTACTATAAAAGTATCCTAGAAGCTGTTAAACAAGCAGAGAAAGACTTAGGTCTATATGTACTTAATAATGGATATGAGATGTGGGGTTGGGATAACTACCATTTTCAATCAAAACCTATAAATGGTGTAAATGCTAAAAAAGTATTTAAAGATAAAAAAGGTGTTGGTTTTAAATAAATGGTAAATGATTATAGTTTATTAGGACAAAATATTAAAATTATTGATATTCCTAATTTCAACAAATTAAATAGTATTAATATTATTTGTTCTAAAACAACTAATTTAAATAAAAATGCCGATAGTTTATTGATACATAATTTAGAAAAAGATATAAATGGAACTGGAGCTAAATTTCATTTATTTATTAAAAGAGATGGTACTATAGAACAAGGTATAAATATAAATTCTGTAAAATATAATTTAGTTATTTGTTATGCAGGAGGTGTTACTTTAAAAAATGGTAAATTAGTAAATGTACCTAATGATTTAAATGACAAACAACTTAATACTATTAAACAAATACTTACTAATTTAAAAGTAAACAATAAGAGGTGATAATGGAAGAAAAAGAATTAATTGAAAATTTACAACCTGACTGGGAAAATGCTCCAACATTTACTGATTTATATTCAAATTATAAAGATGCTCTTACAGAACATGAAGATATACTTGATGATTTAGATGAGAAAAAATTAAATATTGAAGGTGGTTTAGCTGTAAGTGTACCTAAAGGTAAAAGTTCTGTTAGACCTAAATTAATAAGAAAATACTTAGAGTGGAGAATACCTTCATTAGAAGAACCTTTTCTTAACTCACAAAAAATGTTTCAAATTAAACCTAGAACTTTTGAAGATATAGATAGTGCATCTCAAAATGAATTACTACTAAATTATCAATGGGAAGTTAAAGTAAATAAAGTAAGAATTATAAATGATATAGCTCGGACAATAGCTTCTGATGGTACAGTTATAGTAAAAACTGGTTGGGATATAGAAGAAGAGATAATTGAAGTAGAAAGAGATGTACCTGTATTTGCTACACCAGAAGAAAGTATGCAGATACTGCAACAAGCTGTTCAGTCAGGAGAGATGACAGAGGAACAAGCACAACAAGTTATACAATCTGGACAACCTATACAAAAAGGTACAGAGTTACAAACATTTGAAGAACCTGTATTAGTAAAAAATCAACCAACTTATGAAGTATGTGATACTAGAAGTGTTATACTAGATCCTACAGCTAATGGTGTGGTAGAAGATTTGCAATTTGCTATTCATGAGTATGAGACTGTGTTTAGTGATTTAAAAGAAAATGAATATATAGAAGAAACTGATGAGTTAGGTAATGTTACAAGTTCTGGTGTATACAGAAATTTAGATTTTATTAAAGACCAAGATAATACAGATTCTGATACAGAAGATTCTGAAGAAGAAGAAGTATCTTTTACTTTTCCAGATAAAGCTAGAAAGAAACTTATAGCACATGAATATTGGGGTTATTGGGATATTCATGGTAATGGTACAACTGAAATGATACTTGCTACTTGGGTAGGTAAAGTGTTAATTAGATTAGAGAAAAGCCCTTACCCTTTTAAAGGATTACCTTTTAGTTTTGCTAGTTACATGCCTGTAAAAAATAGTATCTATGGTGAATCTGATGGTGATTTACTTATAGAGAACCAAGAAGCTGTAGGTAGAATGACTAGAGCTATGTATGACATTACAGCTAATATAGCAGTAGGGCAAGAGTTCATAGATGAATCTTTATTAAGTGCCACCCAAAAAGCTAATTATGAAGCAGGAAGAACTGTGTATACTAGAGCAGGTATGTCTGCTAGAGATTCTGTCTATAGATCTACTGTAGACTCAGTACCTGGTAGTGTATTTGAAATGATTAATTATGCTAATGCTGACTCAGAAGCCTTAACAGGTAAAAAAGTATTTAGTCAAGGTATTAGTTCTCAAGCTTTAGGAAGTGTAGCTACAGGTATCAGAAGTTCCTTAGATGCTTCCTCTAAACGAGAATTATCTATACTTAGAAGATTATCTAATAATATATTTGGGGATTTAGCTTCTAAAACTATAGCTATGAATCAAGTATTTTTAGAAGAAGAGGAGGTAATAAGACTTACCAATAAAGAATATGTAACAATTAAAAAACAAGATATAGGAGGTGAATTTGATATTATAATAGATGTATCTACACCAGAAAAAGACAACCAAGAAGCTCAAGATTTAGCAATGTTACTACAAACTATTGGACCAGGTATGGATCCAGGATTACAAAAAATAATAGTTGCTAAAATTGCTAAGTTAAAAGGACAACCTGACTTAGAAGAGCAAGTACTTACATTTGAGCCTGAACCAGATCCTATGCAACAAAAAGCTCAAGAATTAGCTTTAGAAGAAGCTGAGTTAAAAGTTAAAAAGATTAAAATGGAAATAGCTGGTTTAGCTAAAGATATTGAATCAGAAGATAGTAAAATTGCTGAAAGACAAAGTCGTATAGCTCAAAATTTACAATCTGAGACTAAAGAGAATGTAGCAACTGCTAGATTAAAAAATGCTCAAGCTGCGGTACTTGAAGAAGAAGTAGACTTGAAGAAATTAGAATTTGCAGAAATAGCTGATGGGACTAAACGAAAACATCAAATAGAAGATACTGAAATGAAACATCTTGCTAATAAAGAATTAGCCAACTTAAATAAATTTAATAAAATAGAGGAAAATTATTATGCGAAGCCTACGAGCACAACTAGAACAACAAGATAGAGATGAAACTCACAGAAGACTTGGAGAAGAAGCGAATGTTGCTAGACAAATGCAACCACAAGGACAAGAAATGGCACAAGACATGCAACAACAACCACAAATGCAACAAGAGCAAGACCTAGTTATGGAAGTAGTAGGTTTATTAGATCAAATGAAAGCAGAAGGTGCTTCAGCTGAACAAGTACAACAAGTAATTAGTAGTATTAAATACCCTAGAATTTTAGATGGTTTAAAACAAGTACAAATGCAAAGACAAGCTAAAGCTCAAGGAATGATGCAACAAGGTGGTATACCTCAACAAGGTCAACTTATAGCTCAAATGCCACAACAACCTATGCAGATGCCTCAAGAGCAAGGTAACACACTTACAAATTATGCACAACAACTTGCTATATCATAATAAATTATGGTATACTATAATTAATATAAGCGATGCTTTATAAGCAACTTAATAAAATACAAGGAAAAAGCAATGTCACAGACACCTTTAACACAAAACGAACGAAAAGAAGAGTTACAAGATTTAGATAATGAGATAGATATAGCTAAAGCTACTATTGAATTAGGTAAGAAACTTAAAAAACTTACAGACTCAGATGAGTTTAAAGCAATTTTTGAGGAAGCTTACTATAAAGCTGAGGTAGATAGAGTTACTTCTATATTAACAGAACCATCATTTTTAAAAAGAGATCAAATTAAAAATGTAGAGGATGTATTTACTAGTATAAGAGGTTGTAAACAATTTTTACAAACTCTTGAAACTAATGCATTAACTTCTGAAGCTAATTTAGAAGATATGGAACAATATAGAAAAACATTACTAGCTAAAGAGGGAGTATAATATGAATGAGAATATTTCAGATGAAGAATTTGAAGCTCAATTAGAAGCTCTTATTAGTAATGATTCAGAAGAACCTGAAAATGAAATTATTGAGGACACAGAAGAATCTAAAGATGAAATTGAAGATGAGGTAGAAGCAGAAACAGAAGAGTTGATTGACGATGAAACTCCAGACACTGAAAACACTGAAGAAGAAGTAGAGTCTGGAGAAGAAGCAGAAAAATCTCAAGAAAAAGAAGACGAAGAAGAATCTGAAGATGAAAAAGTAATTGACTATAAAAAAGAATATCAAAATTTAGTTGAGTCTAGTGCTCAATATAAAAATTTTTATGATAGTGTTACAGGTGAGTTTACAGCTAATGGTGTTAAAGTAAAAGGTTTTACAGACCCTAAAAAAGTTATACAAGCTCAACAAATGGCAGCAAATTATGCTACAAAAATGGCAGAATTAAAACCTTATAATGGGTTTATTAAAACATTGAAAGATAAAGGTTTAGTAGAGAATAAAGATAAATTTAACTTTGCTTTACAATTATTAGATGGTGACCAAGAAGCTATTAAGCAACATATTAAACAATTAGAGATTGACCCTTTTGAATTAGATATGGATGAAATTAAATATGAACCTAAAAATCATTTGCCTTCCGATATTGAATTAAATATAGATGAAGTAATGACTTTAGCTAAGAATAATGGTGTTGACCAACAAGTTTCTGAAGTTATATCTAAACAATGGGATGATGAAAGTGTATTAGCTTTATTAGATGATAAAAAATCTAGTCAAGATTTAGTAGAACATATAAAAACTGGTGTATATGATTTAGTTCAACAAAGAATTGCTGAGAAAAAAGTAGTTGATTATAATCAAGAATTTGTTAGTCAACCATCAATACAACAATACAGAATAGCTATGGCTGAACTTGAACAAGAGTATGTAGCTAGTTTACAACAAAACCAACAACAGGAGCAAGAATGGATTGTACCTGATGACGCAGTAAAAGCATACACAGAAAAAGTAAAAAATGTGAGTGCAAAGGTGGATGAAGCTCGTAAAAAAGCAGCATCTGTAAGTAAGAGGAAACGGAAACCTACTAAAGCTAAAACTAAAGTAGATCCTTTAAAAGATTTAGATGATAATAGTTTTGAAGAATATTTACAAAGTATTATTGATGCTGAATCATAATTAATAAAAAAGAGATTATAAACAATGGCAAATAAATTTAATTCAGGTGGTTACGAGGCTAGTCCTACTAACTCATCTATAGGTAGACAAATTAATGATAAAATGTGGTCAAGAAAAGCTGTAATTGAAGCTAAAAGAATTAAAACTTTTTCTCAATTAGGTAGTAAACTTACACAGAAAAAACATTATGGCGATAAAATTGTTAAATACCATGATTTACCTATTCTTGATGATAGAAACATAAATAATGAAGGTATTGATGCAAATGGTGTTAAACTTTTAGTTAATGTGTGGTATGCTTACGATGCAAATGGTGATAGAATTGTTACTAATGCAGATGCTGATAATAACACAGGTTACTCAACATTAGAAAAAGCTAAAACTGAAGCTGGTACATCAGGTTCTATTAAATCTGGTAATGGTAACTTTTATGGTACATCTAAAGATTTATCTGTGCAAAATGGTGCATTCCCTAATCTATCTGAAGAAGGTGGTTGGAATAACCGTGTAGGTATGAAAAGATTGATTATAGAAGCTCAAATTGAAGAGTATGGATTCTTCCAAGAATTTACTAAAAAATCTCTTGAAATGGATACTGAAAATAGTCTTAAAGAGCGTTATGTTACTGAAATGGCTGAAGCTCAAGCAACAATGAGAGAAGCACAAATTCGTAATGGTCTTATTGGTAAAGCCGAACAAAATAGAGTATTTGCAGGAGATGCTGCAGCTATTGATGAAGTAGGTGCTGGTGATATTCTTACATTTACTTCATTAAGAAGAATGGAGAGATCTCTTACAGATGCTAGAGCTCCTAAAAGTACTAGAATTATTACAGGTCAAGCTAAGTTTGATACTAAAGTAGTTGGTAAAGCTAGATATGTTTATGTACCTACTGAAGCACTACCTACACTAGAAGACATGGAACATATGGGTAAATCTGTTTGGGTTCCTGTTGAGCATTATGCTGGTGCTGGTACAACAGCTGATGGTGAAATTGGTAAAATTGGTCAATTTAGATTTATTGAAGTAGAGGACATGCCTAACTATAGTGGTCAAGGTGCTGATGCTACTGATGGTGTTGATGATGTTGGTTCAAGACATACTAGTCTTGGTGCAGATGGTAAAGAAAGATACGATGTATTCCCTATTTTATTTGTAGGTAATGACTCGTTTGCTACTGTAGGTTTTGAAGGTGATTCTGCTAAAGTAATGACTTCTATGCCTGGTGAGATAACTAAAGGATATGATGCATTTGGTAATACAGGTGTTGTAAGTATTTCTTGGTATTTTGGTATGATGTTCCTACACCCTGAGTGGATTAGGATGATAAACTGTTCTCTAGCTGATGCTTAGATAACAGTATAGAGGTGTAAAAACCTCTATTAAATAAAAGGATAATAATGACATTTGAAGAATTAAACTCTATGAAAGTAGTAGAATTAAAAGAGTATTGTGTAGAAACTGGAATTGATGTAGAATCTAAAATTAAAGACAAACCAACTAAAGCTGAATTAATTGATAGTATTGTAAAAATAGAAGCTATTGATACACCAGATGAGATTAAAGAATTAGAAGAATCAGTACCTAAAAAAACTAAAACATTATCAAAACAAGAAGCTATCAATCTAAAGAGAAAGATTCAAAAAAGTGAACTTATGCCTCAAAGAAGATGTATTATACGAAGTAATCAAACTAACCAGACACCTCCACCAGAGTTTGAGTGGATAACTTGGGGTAATGATAATATTGGTCATCAAACTGATAAAGTTATATTTGATAGACCTTGGCATGTTAGAGAAGGTTGTTTAAGAAATCTAAGAAAAGTTACTTATAGAAAATCTGTACCTTCAGATCCTTCAGCTCCATTAAGTAAGCCTGTATTTAGAGATTTCCCACTATATTCTATAGAAATGTTAGACCCACTAACACCTAAAGAATTGAAAATTATTGCTGAGAGACAAACAATTATTGACTCAAGTCAAGCTAATTTGATTTAAGTATAATAGAACCAAATATTTTATTTGGTTCGTTTATGTTTAAAGGATATTAATGCCAAAGTGTACTAAAAAAATTAGTTGTGATACAACTAGAGAATGTGATATAATAAGAGATTGCTCTACGAATGTAGCCCATGAAATTAATTGGTTTAATATTGTAGGGGAAAAAACTTTAGATGTTGGTGGTATGGTAGGTGATTTACTTACTGTAGTTAGAGCCCATATTAAAGATGCTAAAGAGAAAGGTGAATTAACTGAAAAATCAGCTGGAGAAGTTTATAGTACAGCTATTAGTCAATCAGTTTCACAAGCTTTACAATTTGAATTAGCTTATAATAAAGCTAATCTTGAGATGTGTTTGATTAAAGCACAAACTGCTGAAGTACTTGCAGCAACTATAAGAGAAGACTGTAAAGCTGAACATGAATGTAGTTTAAAAGAAGAACAGACTAAAGAAGTTATAGCATCCACTATAAGAGAAGATTGTTTAGCTGAATCTTTATGTGATTTAAGAGATAAGCAAGAAGAAGAAATAGATAAAAAAATAGAATCTATGTCAGCTAGTATAGTTAGAGATGATTGTATAGCAGAGCATGATTGTGATTTAAAAGAAGCTCAACATGATGAAGTTTTAGCAGCTACTATACGAGAAGATTGTAAAGCTGAGTCTGAATGCTGCTTAAATACAGCTAAAAAAGCTAAAATGGAATGTGATTGTGCTAATAGTGCTTTACTAGCTAACGCTCAAGCTGAATTATATGGAAAACAAGCAGAGGGTTTTGATGATAATGCCAGACAAAAATTATATGATACTCAAATACAAGCTTGGTCTATGGTATTTGCCGATGCTGATTTAGATGATGTTACACCATCAGTTACTGATGATGAAATAGACAGTACTTATGATGCAATTAAAAATAATTTAGGTATATAGCTTATGCCTAAATTATTGTATACTAAATTTAATTATAGTGTACAACTTTTAGATTTTGAAGAAAGTAGAAGTGAAGTCTATACTTTATTAAGTAGTATAGAATTAAATAAAAATAAACATAGAAGTTTTAGTTTACAAAATAAAGATATTAGAGTTCTTAAACAAGAAATAGAATTTGGTTTTAAAACTAAATATCACACTCCATTAGGTTTATTTAAAAATAAACAATTAATAGGTGTGTGCTTTACCAGTTTAACAGATTTAGGTATTCCTTGGTTAGGTTATTTTAGAGTAATACCTGAATTAGAAAAAACTAAAGCAAGTATTGTTTTTTTAAATTATATAATAAATCATTTATATAAAGACATGAAAGTACAATTAGGTGTTAGAAGTACTAAAAAATTACATAAAAGAATTAGATCTTATCCAGCTCCTTTAAGCTTTTCTGTATTAAAATCTGATACAATAAATAAATTAAAATATATTTGTAAGGATTAAAATTGGGTATTCTAGGATTTTTAGATAAAAAAACAACAGTAACAGACATGCAATTTATTAATATTTCTGAAGCTGATATATCTATAAAATCTGCTAAAAAAAATAGTATGTTTATATCAGAAAATTTAAGAGCGTTTAATTTTAATTTTTGGCAATGGCAACATGAATATAGAACTAGATATACAATAGATTTTCTTGAACGCTATGGATATGATATTGAACAAAGTGGTACTTATTATGGTATAGATAAAGATAAAGCTGAAGATTATTTAAATAATAACATAACTGATTTTAAAGAAAGTAAGCAAGTTTATGTACAAACACCTTCTATAGAAACTACTTTTTATTGGTATTTAGATAATACAGACGATCATGATTGGTCAAATAAAGAACATGAACTATATGAAGATGGCGAAACTTGGACTATGTTTTCTGTAGATTATGTTGATGATACAAAGGAAGATATTGTAGCATCATTTCATTGTGAGTCTGATACAAATAAACCTGATAAAACAATAGAAACAGATAATACTTTTAAAGATACTTTATCTTTTATAGCTTCATATTATACTAATGCTGGTGGTGATGAGTGGTACTACTATATAGAAGATGTAACTACTATTGACCAAGATATATTAACTGAAAATACTTTAGAAACTACAGCGATAGTTCCTCTAAAAATTGATAATAAATTAGTTGGTGAAGGTGATGATCAAGAAGAAAAAGCACATACTTTAAATAAAATGATGAGAAAATTAAATTTAAGTGCTGATGATTTTGAAGAAACCTTGACACAAAAAGATGAAGATGACGAAGATATTATTGATAATGCTTATTTAATTAATGGTTTAAGTTTAGTAAATCCGTATATAGTAGAAGTTAAACATTATGATGCTGAAGATGCTCAATATCTTCCAGTAGCTTTAATGGATTTAATCATTAAAGAAGGAGAAGCTGGTGAAGAGGATGATGATGGAGGTAAATATAATGATAGAGATTTTAATGTAACTGATGAAATTGCTGAAAAATGGTATAATGACCACATTAAAGAAGAAGCTTATCTAGCTAGAGCTTTATTTAAAACATTTGCTTATTACTCTGGAGTAATTAATCCTGATTATATAGATAAAAAACCAAACTATTGGTTAGTAGAAGACTGTATATTAGATGATATAGATGGTACTGATGCTAGTAGTGCTTTTGTTAGTGATAGCTCATTAAAATTTGAATATAATTTTAAGATAGAGGTAAAAAAACATCATGATGATACTGTTAGACCTGGTGAGACTAAAAAGTCTCAAAGTAAATTTTTTACTGAAGATGATGGTACTTTAGTAATACAATGTCAAACTACAGAAACTGTTTATCAGGAAATGCGAATAACAAATTATAATAGTCATTTTACTATATCAGGACATAGTTTTGATTTAAATGTATTTGATACAGCTTTAGAACATAGGATTATTTTACCTTATTTTGTAATGCAGAAATTAAGATTTAGGGAGTACTGTACAGCACAAGAACACTCATTTTGTCTAATAGCTTATTCTATCAAAACTGTAGTAGTTAAATGGTACAAAAGATTTGCTGGTGTTTTGATTGGTGCAGCTATGTGTTTATTAGGTCCAGGAGCTTGTACAGCTAGTATGCTTATATACAATGCTGTGGTGGGAGTAGCTACTACTTTAGTTATGGAGTATGCTATGGAATTAATAGATAGTGATATATTTAAATTAGTATTAAACATAGGTATGTCCATATATAATATGGATTTTAATGGTATTTATGATTTAGCTAGTTTAGGAGAAAATTTTTTAAAATTAGGTCCACAAGTATCTAAAATAATGTATAATGGATATAGTCAATACCAAGCTATAGTAGGTGCTGAAGAGAAAAAAGAAGCCATAGCTAATGAAAATATAGATAATAAATTATCTAATTATTATGAATCACAAGGAATTACAGCTCCAATGATAATGACTCAACATCATTCTTTTGCTGAAGCTACATCTCCAGATATGATTTATGCTCAAATGCATAGTGAACATATTTATGACTATAATCAATATTTTGGTTTTACAGACCAATTAGATAGAAGACTTAATGTTGTAGCTGGTTAATGTATATACTTGTAGTTAAAATTTAGATATAATACTATAAATAAATATATATAAAAGGTTTTTTATGGGTGATTTTGGTTTAGGTAATGTGTTTAATGGACTAGGTAATGCTTTAGGTGGTTTAACAACAGGTTTAGGTAATATTGCAGGTAATATAGGGCAAGGACTTACAGGCAGTATCTTTGATAATTCTAATGTTACTAATACAGTAGGTAAAAATATAAATACACCTACTAGTGAGGTAGCTCCAATAGCTTCTACAGTAGCTACTCCTACAGTTGATGGGTCAGCTATACAGTCTCAAATTCGTAGTACACCAGGTGTTACTTCAGTAGATACAACTAATATAAATAATATTACAGATAATGATGCCATGGGTATGCTAACAACAAGTAATACAGGATATAAAGTCCCTAGTGTGAGTGATGCTAATAACCCAGAAATTGTAAATCAATTAGGTTCTAAAGTAGATATTAATAATGGTATATATAAAGATAAAAGTTTAGCTAATAATTTTTTAGGTACAGGTATGTCTGGTTTAGAGACTATTGGTATGGCTAATCAAATATATAATGATTATAGAAACAGAGCAGCAAGAGATGCTACATTCAAGAATAATGCTAGAATGGAAAATAACAGAAGAGCTAGATCTGAATCTGTAGGGGAGAGTCAGTCTAATGGTAGAATTAAAAAGAAATCTGGTAAAAATCTATCAGAAAGTATATAAGGATTAAATTATGGCAATGAGATCACAACATATGAGTACTAATAGTGTTGCTACAGGTTTATCAAGTTATATTTCTGATATTATGAATCGACAGCAAAGAGATAGATCTAAAGATTCTGCTTTAGCTATGAGACAAAAAGAATTAGAAGCTCAAAATACTAGAGAAGCAAATAGATTAGCTGAGAATAAAAGACAATTTGCTATTGTGCACGGTGAAGATGCTTTAACTGAAGCTGAAAATTTAGCTAAATCTAAATTAGAAATAGATATTTTAGAAGCTAATAAAAATAAACCTGTAGATTTTTATACTACTAAACAAATAGATGATAAGACTAGTGTAGACCATACTGAATTAGACACCGATAATTTTGATTTAGCAAAACAAAAAGCTAAAGAACTTAGAGGTAAAAGAGATGCTGAAGGTAATTTACTTAGTTATATGCCTGTAGGTGAAGCACCAAAACCTTTTGATGCTATAAAAACAGTAGTAACACCTGAACAAGAAGAATTACTTAAAAAATATAATGCTATTATGACAGACACTAAATTAAGTAATCCAGAAAAAGAACTTAAACTTAGAATGGAATTATTATCTGAAAAAGATAGAGATAATGAAGATGGATTTTTTACAACAGCAAGTAAAACTACAGGGGATTTTATATATGGGGATGTAGTTAATTCAGTAGCTAATGCAAAAGATTGGGTTGCAGATAAACTTAAAGCTGTACTTACTAACCAAACAGCCACAGAGGAATTACAACAAGATATTAAAAGACAGAAAGACAGTGAAACTTATCAAAAAAGTATGGGTAAAAAATTTAAAATAAATAACCCTATAGATACTTTAAAAGATAAAATTAAAACTATAACAGATTTAAAATCTACTAATGATAAAAAAAGAGAGGATTACACTAAACAATGGGAAACTTATAATAAAAAAGTAGAAGCTAAGGATAAGTATCTTAAAAATTTAGAGAAAGCATATCAAAAAAATATTTATACTAAAAAAGATGCTAAAGTATTAATAGAAGATAGAGATTTAATTGAGAAACAAGCTGAAGATAAATTAAATAAAACTTTAGCTATAATAGATAGTTCAAATTTATCTGAGTTACAAAGAAATAAGCGTAAAGTAAAAGCGTATGAAAATAGAAACAAAGTTTTAAATAAATATGATGAAGCTATACAAAAAAAAGTTAAGCAGATTGAAAAGGTTAAAGAAACACAAAATAAAAATATAGAAAAAAGAGCTTTTGAAACTTTTAAATCTAAGTTAGCTATAAAAGAAAAATACAATAAAGAACTTGCTATACTAAAAGCTAAAAAGACACAAAAAATGACTGAATCTGAGAAGAAAGCACATAACTTAAAACAACGAAAATTAGAAGCTGAGGTTAAAAAAGCAGAAATAGATGCTAAAATTGCTAAACAAAAATATGAAGATAACAAATAAATAAAGGTACAAAGTGGCAATAACTACAATATATGATGAAATAGATGCAGGATTAGTAGATGGTATGAGTGATAACTATTACTCTAATGAAAATGATTCATATTATTTAGATTCTGTTGACACTTTTACAGATAATTTATTAGCTGTTGAGGATAATTCTTTTGATAAAGAGAGAGCAGCTGAATTAAAAAAAGCAGAACTTTTTCGTAAAGGTAAACTAGAATACGAAGATAACGGTGAATTAATTAACGATAGTAATAATATGATTAGGGCTAAAGAAGTTGCTAATGCAGGTATTAGTGCTGTTGATTGGTTACTAGAGGCTTCTGAAAATATTGCAGATTTTGGTCAAGGTGATTTACTTAATAATAGTCAATTTCAAGCAGAAATTGATGGTAGACACTATAATATGCAAAATAAAGATATTATAGGTGCTAGGAATACTACTACACAAGATTTAATAAAACAATACCAATCAGCTACTAATGACCCTAATGCTGAATATGGTGTATATACATTAAAGAAATTTGATGGTTACAATCCTGATGGTTCTGAAAAATTTTTATATAAATATGGTACAGCAGGTATTGGTGCTGATGCTAGATATAATAAATTTAATAAATACATGGCTGATGGTTACGAGATAGTAGAAGAGAAGAGATTTACTGGTGCTCAAGATTGGGAAAAAAAATGGAATGCTTCTAAAGATGTACTAGATAATAGAGCTTTTGATGCTAGTAGAGTAAATGTAGATGGTACTTGGATGTCAAGAGATGAAGCATCTAAAGTTAATTTTGGTAGTGGTTATACAGAATTACTTAACAAAGATTTGCTAGGTACTGATGTTGGTAAGACACAAGAAGACTATGATAAAAACAGAGAATATAGTAAAAGATTAACAGCAATAGCTAATCAAAGATATGCTGATGGTTTAGAAAACAGTGCTTGGGATGCTTTACAATCAGGTGCTACTAAAGCTGTTGTAGATACAGCTGACTTCTTTCTTGATGTAATTACACCAGGCGATAATACTTTACTTAATGATGTTAAAAAACAAGAAAATATAGATAAATGGGTAGGTTACGATAGAACAGGTTCTACTCAAGTATTAAATGAAGCTAAGGATTATTGGAAAAACGGTGACTACCTAACATCTATAGGTAAAGTCTTAACAGACCCTAATACTATGATAGAATCTATACCTATGATGTTAAGTTATGGTGTTGGTAGTGGTAAATTTACAGCAGCAGCTAAATTATTAAATAAAGCTAATAAAGCTAGAAGTTTAGGTAAAATAGATGTAGCACTAAGAGCTGAAAAGATAGCTAAAACTAAAATGACAGCTAAAGAAATAGCTACTTATGAAAAATTTAAAGATCAAAGTACTTTACTTAATGGATTAGATCACATTGCTAAGAATGCAGGATTTCATACTGCTGTAGGTTCTATGACTAATAATGTGTTAGATGATAGAATAGCTGAAAAAATTAAAGCTGGTGAAAGTCCTGATGTAGGTATGGATGAAGTATTAGGTGTGTATGCTTTACAAATGTTGATGGCTATACCAGATAGAGTAGCTTTTTCCGAAATTACAGGTTTAGATCAAGGTGCCCAAATACTTAAAAAAGCATTTAGTAGTTTAAATAAAGAAGGTAAAACTTCTGTAATGAAAAATATAGCTACTAAAGCAGGAACACTAGTAGCTGAAGGAGCTGGAGAAGGTGCTCAAGAATATTTTCAAACTTGGGGTGAGATATTAGGTGCTAAAGCTTTTGTAGATGGTAAAGGTTTCTCTGAAACTATCAATGACCAAGGTAACCAAGATGAAGCTCTTATGGGTTACTTAGGTGGTTTAGGTGCTGGTGCTCAAATGGGTATTGGTGGTATGGCTATTAAAGGAATTAAAGATAAAAGTACTGAGACCATCAATAATTACAAAGATAAGAAAATACAAGAAGCTCAAGAAGATATACCTGTACCAAGACATACTAGAGTAAATGAGGATATTGCACATGATAATATTACTTTATTTGATGATGAGTTAGATGTTATTAATAATTATATTAACAATCCTGATGAAAAAACTAAAGAAGCCGTAGATAGATATAATACTAACATAGATACTACAATAGATAATTTAGTAAATGAGCAAGTAACTTTAGACAATACAGACCCTAAATATATTGAAAATGCTAAATTATTAGATGAATTAGTTAAAAAAAGTTCTTTAGTTAGGAGAGTGTTAGATGGTCAGTATGAAAAAGAAACAGAATCAGATAGGGTAACTGGAGAACTTAAAGTTAAAGTACCTGAATCTGTAAGAAGTGAAGGTGTTAAAGGTACATATAATAAAATAGAAGTATTAGATGAGTTAAATAAATTATTAGTTAAATCAGATACAGAAGATTCTACATTAGATACTTATAACAAATTACTAGATAAAGCTGAAATTGAAGATTTTGATGGAGATATTAAAGAATTAAAACTAGGTTCAAGTAGAGCTGTATTAAATAGATTTAAAAAAACTTTAGATAAATTAGAAAACTCTAATGCTTTATCTGATGAAGAACAAGTTCAAGCTGATAACTATAGACAAGCTATTGAAGCTTTTGAAACTAAACTTAACACAGCTTTTAATAAAAAAATAAAAAATATTAGTTTAGATGAAATAAATAATATGACTTTATCTGAAAGTATTGATACTTTTGGTGCTGGTGCAAATATATTTACCAATACATCTGAAGATAATCCTTTTGTATACATACCTACTAATGAAGAGTTAGCAGCTGGTACACAACAAACTAGTACAGATAGTAGTGAACCTACTAATTTATTTACAGAAGGTTTACCTGAAACTTTTGAAAAAGTAGCAGCTATACAAGATAAACAAGGTAATACTGAAGGGGCTGAGCAGACTAAGAAGACTGGTAAAGTTATTCAGAATATATCTAATGAAGCTAAAGAAGCTAAGGCTAAAGCTAAAAAAGCTAGTAGATTAACTTCTAAGAATATGGTTGATAAAGATTTATTTGAAGATGGTGGTATTTTTGACCAAATAGCTGAACAAAAAATAAGAGCTACTATTGACCAAGCACATCATGATAGTATACAAAAAACTATTAAATTTACTGAAAATTGGATAAAAGAAAATACTCCTGAAGGTACTACAGCACCTACTGTTGAACAATTTTTATCTAAAGGTTTTACAGGCTCTAATAGAGCAGGGTATTATAGTGCAATCAATGCTGATCCTAATTTAGTTTCTATATATGACTCTAAAAGAAAATTAGAAAGTTCATCTAATAAAACAGCTAAGTTAAAAACTAAAATAATTAACAAGATTAAAACTAAAAAAAAGAGATCCAAAGCTATTGGTATTGTATTATCTTCTATGAAACAAAAGATATTAGATAAAGTAGAGGATTTAAAAACTAATGGTGTTAGAGGACAAGCTACTACTACTGAAGAATTATTAGATATTACTTCTAAAAGTAGTATGAAATATACACCTGAACAATTAAAAGCTGACCCTAAGTTACTTGTAGAAGCTTTACTAGATTCATTTAATTTACAATCAGAAGATATTGGTTTAGGTAAGGATAATAAAAAATTAGAAGTTAGTTATGAAGATTATATACATCAACTTTTTCCTATTAGTAGATCAATAGACGGTAAAGTTAAAGGTAGAGGTATACTTGAGATACTAGACAATCTAAATGAAGAATTTAAAATATATAGTAGTTTGATAGATTCAGATGGTAATTTAGTAATACCTACAGCATTAAAAACTAGAAAA